TAACTACAGCTCGTACTTCATCCTTGTTCTTCTTCCGAATGCTGTTCAATGCCCGGTGACCAAGTAGCTCCACAATCGTGCTAGACCTCTTGAATTTCCCCACGACTGACTCCACGTAGGCCAACGGGGTTGTCTTCCAAGCCCGATTAAGCGCTGGGGCGTTCACCGCATGCGTTGACAAGAGCGCCTCTGCCACAGCCCTGGCGTGAGCAATGAGGTCTTGATCCCTATACGCCGCCATGAACTTGGCATACACCCCAGCGTTCTTCTCCAGCCAGCCGACAATGCTCATGGTGAGCCTGTTCTCAACCATCACAACTCCTGTGGTCCTGATTCTCAATGGGTCCCTCAGGATGGACAATGCATCTCGTATCACCACGGGCTTGGTGACGATGCGGCGCACATCCTTTGCTAACATTGGTATCTGTCTTGCCACGGAGTTGAGCATCCCCAATCCTTCGGAGGTGGCGTTCACCCCGGCCGTAGTCATGAGCGACTGCATTGACACCATTCCAAATCCTCCTAAAGATTTTGGGGTGATCAGCTTCAATGAGAGGGCTACCGGGGAGGCTTGCCTGAACTCACGTGGGACCCACCGAGATATGGCCTTGACCAGGCTTTCGGCGTACATGGCATACGTCGTCATCCAGTCGCCACCATCTTTCACGGCCCCTTGCGATGCAGCCGCCAACGAGTCGAACTCTTCGGGAAGAGTCGCGGCTGCGTTGTCGTAGCTGGGGTATATCCTCTGAGTCGCCTTCAATCCGGCAGGTACCTTCAGCCCGTGGGCGTACAGGTCTGCCAGCATCTCACCCCCCACCTTGCTGATCAGTGTCTTCGACGGATTGTTGTCTTGCCCGCCGGCGGCGTACACTTCCCTCATGATGGCCAAGAACACCGAAGCCGACTCTGTGATCGCACCGTTCTCCTTTCTCAGCGCAACTTTGAGAGATCCATCGTCGATGAATATCCCCAAGAGGGCCTGCCCAACCGAGACTCCCCGTTCTCTCGCCAATCTCACAGAGGCCCCCAGAAGATCCGCATGGAACATTGTCATCATACGGCCCCTGAACCCCTCCAAGTCAGCCCCGGGATTCTTGTACCTCATCTTGACGCCATCTTGGACGTGCATGATCGTGGACTTGCAGCCGATGTCGACCATTGCCGCGAGTTCAGGCCTCCCGTACACCGATGCCCAAAACTTGTGGTAATCGGCCGTCACGTTGTAGTTCGACTTCGGTGAGAACTTGGACAGGTCGAACGTGACCACGAACACCTCGTAATCGACGTCCACTGGGATGTGTTTGGGGTCGGTGTACAAGTCCATGATGTCGTTCAAGATCTTGGACTTGGCAGAGGTGCCTTTACCCATGAGGGACCCAGGGTAATGCTCAGCTACCTTGGATAAGTTGGCCTCGAACTCTCCCAAGATGGTCCTCAAGATGGGTGGCAACATGAAGAACAACCTCGAACCTGGTTTGTGGGACTCTGCCTTGTAAGCCGCAACCGCATAGTTATCTTCCCGGTGCATCCCATTTGCAAAATCTAGCTTGGCTTCAACCGTATCTACCGTGCCGCTGTTGGCCAAGTACCACAGAAGGTAAGACCTGTCACCCTCCCGGGATTTCCCTGTCCACATGTTCTCGGAGAGAGCGGGAACCGTAGCCTTGTCCTTGATCTGGCTGACTATGTCCTTTCCCAAGTCGAAGTACAGCTTGAACGGGGGAAGCGTCAATCCCCGTAATGCCGAAACATTCACTTTGTCCCTCACCAAGGGGGTGCCAGCTGGCCATGACCCAGTAGCCCGTTTATGGGAGAGAAGTGTGTGGTACAACCTCTCAGCCTTGATCCTCTCCCACAGATCCTTGGCCTCGGGACTGGCGGTGGCGTCGGCTCCACTGGCTCGGGTGTT